GACCAATGTTTCAATACATCCTCAGTTATGATACGAAATGTATATCCTTTCTTCTTACAGTATATTTCTGTTGCTTCCCACTTCGCTTTGTTGAGTATATACTGCTCTGTAGTGTATTTCCAGTCTTTTGTCACACGTTTAGGTTTGCGTGGTGGTTGTGTGTATTTTTTAGGCTTGATTTCTAGCACGGAATGTGATATAGTACCATGTTTATCTTTGTATTTGATATAGATATCAGGAAAGTATCTATGTATCTTTCTATCAAAAGGACTACGATATGGTATGAAAAACTCCTCACTAGACCATTGTATAACTGCAGGATTTAAGTCGCAATATTTCATTACAGTTTTCTCCCAACTACTTCTAAATATAATATTGGTAGGGTCGCCTTTGTATTTCTCTGGATTATATGGTCTATACTTGTTTTTGACTGCCATTTTATGAGTATATTTACCAATCTTCTTCTTCTTCATCAACCATATTTAGTATATAAATAGTAGTATGGCAACGAAAGCATTTGAACCTATCAGACAAGCCGCAGGCGATAAAGAAAAGTCATTGACTTGGTATCGTTCTAAAGTTCGTTCTCTTATGGATACTATCACAAAGAATAAGTTAATGAGAGAGAAGAAACTCTTTGGTACGCCTCAGACAAATGGTCTTAATTTTTTTAGATACAACCCTAAACTAAAAGAGATACTACCTTTTTATGATATATTTCCACTTGTACTGCCAATACAGTCAGCACCAGGTGGGTTTTTAGGTATCAACTTTCATTACTTGCCAATACCATTAAGAATGAAATTATTTGCAACGTTAGAAAAAAGAGATTTTAAAGGTGATTATAGAGCACTCAAAAATGTAAGAGAAATAAAACCAACAATCAAACACTATCTTAAATCACAAGTCACTAGTAGATTTTTAAGATTAGATGAAGATGAGTTCGCACCAGCAATATTTTTACCTGTGCAAGACTTTAAGAAAGCAGGTACAGCGACAGTTTGGAATAGAAGTAGGAGAATGATATAATGGATAGAGATAGAACAAAACAATTAACTGAACACACAAAAAAAATGAACAGAAAAAAACAAGAAATGCTTTTAAGTAAAAATTTACGACAAGAAGTAGAGATTGGTGCCAATGGTACACAAAAGTATGTAATCAAATCTGGTGTAAATAAAGGTAAGATACTATAATGGCAATCATTAGAGCAGGTAAAAGAGTAGGACCTTTTGATATAAGATTAGGCTTGCCACGTGGTAAAGAATATGATAATATACCAGGTGACCCTAGGATTAAAAGTCGTGCCAATCCTGAGACTACAATAAACAGATTTAGAGGCGCACTATCTAAAGGTGAAGGTGTTGCACGTCAAACAAGATTTTTAGTTAACATTACTTTACCTACAGGTGATATATTAATGGGCTTGATTAAAGAAGCAGATAGAGCCGCAAAAGAAAACGTGGTATCAGAAACAGGTCAAGGTCCTGGTGGTAGATATGGCACAAATGTAGAACTCGCTAAAGAAGTTGCGTTAATGTGTGAAAGTATTAATATGCCTGCTAGAACATTTAATACAAGTCCATATCGTATTGCAGGAGCGCCATATAAATATCCTACTCAGGTGCAATATGCTGATATACAAGCAACGTTTATTGGCGACAAGTTTTTAAGATTACGAAGCTTCTTTGAAAAGTGGCAAACTCAAATGTATGATAATCAAACAGGTATGTTTAATTTCTACAAAGAGTATACAGGCAACATAGACATTTTTCAATTAGGAAGTTTTGATGAAGCGAATGATAGAGACATGGCGACTTATGGTGTAAGACTACGAGAAGCATTCCCTACAATCATAGGTGATATTGGTTATGATTACGGTACAACAAACCAGTATGTTAAAATACCTATTACATTCGCATATAGAGATTGGTTAAACTTTGATTTAGATGTGGACTCAACTGGTAAAGTTGGTGGTCTATCATCAGGTGAAGTGAAACCTGGCGAGGGTGGATTCTTACAAGGATTACCACCTGAATTAAGACGAACAGGTAGAGACGTTATCAATGGATTGAAACGTAGCATACCTATTGGTAAAGTATTTGGTGGTAAAATATTCCCGCCACTTACTTTTTAATATTATAAAGGAGATATATTATGGCTTTACCAAAGCTGAATACTCAAACATTTGAGTTAACTGTCCCTAGTACGGACGAGAAGATTAAATATAGACCGTTCTTGGTCAAAGAGGAGAAAGTTCTTCTACAGGCGCAAGAAGGCGGTCAAAGTGAAATGATGGACGCTGTAGGAGATGTCGTGGAATCATGTACATTTGGCGCCATTAAAGTGAATACATTACCATCATTTGATTTAGAATATATATTTTTAAATATACGTTCTAAAGCAGTAGGAGAAAAGGTGACGTTAAACTTACCATTCCCAGGTGATGAAGATGTAAAAGTACCTACTAAGATTGATTTATCAAAAGTAGAGGTACATGTTGATGAAGAACACACTAATAAAATAGACTTGACAGACCAAGTGTCAGTTGTTATGAGATACCCTACAATTAAAACATTTAGTGGTATCAAAGTTGATAAACTTACAGCAGAGGATGCTGTAGATATGACAAGTAGATGTATCTATCAGGTTGTAAATGGTGTGGAAACATTTGAAGCTGCTGATTTGTCAAAGGAGGAAAAACAAGAGTTTATTGAAAATCTAACGCAAGACCAATTTGCTAAGATACAAAAGTTTTTCACTACAATGCCAAAGTTATCGCATACTGTGACTTTAACGCATCCTAAGACAAAGAAGAAAGCTAAATATAAACTGGAGGGTATGCAAAGTTTTTTTTAATATGCCTCTCTCATATTAATTTAGAAACTTATTATGAACTAATTTTTAAAATGACAATGTATGAAAACTGGATTACATTGAGTGAAATTGAAAATATGTTACCATATGAGCGTGAAGTTTATCTTACTTTATTGAATGAACATTTAAAGGAAGAAAACAGAAAACAAAGAGAGGCAAACAGGAGAGGAAGATAATGGCTGACGAAAAAGTAATAGTACAACAACCACACCCAGCAGATACAAATGGTGATGGTAAAGTGTCTGATAAAGAACACGAAATGTACATGGAGTTCAAGCGTAAAGAGTTAGAAGACGCTGACGCTATGAGAGACGCACAAAGAACAATGGCATGGTATTCGCTATATGGTATGTTATTATACCCTATCGCAATAGTTGTGGCGACAGTTGCAGGTTTAGAACAAGGTGCAAAAATACTAGGTGATATGGCAGGTGTATATTTCATCGCCGTTGCAGGTATTGTTGCCGCTTTCTTTGGCGCACAAGCAATAGGTAAAAAGAAGTAAGTAAATGGCTGAACCAACCAAAATAGATAAAGAGAATTTTGAGAGTGTTATAAACACTCTTAAACAACAACACCAAGAGCGTGCTAGTGAAGACAAGGTCAATACTGAGACTATAGTCACCTCAGTTAAAGAAAGCGCTAAGACACAGAATAGGTCTTTTGGTCAATCATTATCAAGGCAGTTTGGTAAATCTATTAGTGTTCAGGAAGACGCCCTTAAAAAACAACAAGCAGTATTAGACGAAGCAGAAAGACAACGATTACTTGAAGAAGGTCAAAAACAGGAAGAAGCAGTTGACGGTAAAGATTTAGGTACAGGTGTATTTGCTAAATCACTTTCAGGTTTAAAAGCACTTGTTGGTGGTGTTGCCATATTCTTCTTAGGTATTCTTGCCGTTCTTAAAGCATTTCAAAACAAAGAGTTTAGAGACGCAACAAAAGATTTATTTGACGCTATTAAACAACTATTTGTTTTTATTAAAGATGAGTTATTTCCCGTTATCATGCCTGTGCTTACGACTATACTTACATATACAGTAAAAGGTCTTACAAAAGGTTTTGAATTAGTATTAGACACATTCAAGTTATTAAAAGACTTTGGTGAGAACGGACCTAAACCAGAAGAATATAAAGGTCTACCTGCACTTGGTATTGGGTTAGCGGCATTATTTAATAATCTTATGGATCCAAAAACAGGTATCATTGGTAGATTTATTCGTAGAGTTAAAATATCATTAGAATTAGGTACTCGTAGTATTACACGTTTCTTTACAGGTGGTAAAGGACTATCGTTATTTGGTGAAACAGGATTAATTACAAAATTAAAAGGTTTATTTAAACCAGTCACAGACTTAGCAAAAACACTTACAAAATTACCTGTCATATCTTCATTTACATCATTCTTTAGTAAGACTGGTGGTTTCTTAAAGATGTTAGGTAAGTTATTCTTCCCATTCACAATCGTTATCGCCGCTTTTGATACAATCAAAGGTATCATTGATGGCGTGTTAGGTGCTGAGGGTGAGACACAGGTTGGACCTGCAGGTATGACTACACAAAA